TCTCGGCTTTAACGGCGCGAAGCGATTCGTTTCAGCCCAAACAATGACACAGGACCCAACTCGCTTCAAGAGTGATCGTAATGACGTACAATTTGCTCACGCGAGTCATGCGGCTCCAGGTATTACAAACTTCAGTGGCGCTTACTCTACAAGTGCGGCTGCTCAAATTACAACAAAGAATAACGAAGAATTGATGAAGTATGGTTTCCGTCCAGAAGATCGTAGAGGTAAGGCGAGTCGTATGGGTAACAGAGGTCGTATGAATGTCAGAGAAAGTGCTCTCAAGCAGGGTGGCGCCTTAACAGCGGTTCGATCCGATAACAGCCGTGTCGATGGACGCGTTGGACCAGCAAATGGTGGTTGGACGCAAAACTACCAGCAGAAGCCTTTCCATCAATTCAACGCCTATAAGGGCAATGAAAACCCCAACTCAAGAAGTTTGGATCTCGCGAAGAAACAACTCCAGAACAACCCATTGTCACACCACATTTATTAGATTTATTCCAATCCAATTTAAACAAAAACAACCATTAAAATATTGTGCCTATATTTTAATGATTGGTCCTTTAACCGACTTAAACGACATCCCGCATAAGGTTCAGTATATTACCATTGATTCTGCCGATGTAAAACCACATACTGGAACGGATCCACTAAGGAAGCGTCACACACCCGTCACACTCGATCTGGATTTATATTCAAATATACATTTTGAGGGTATGTCACAAGTCATCGGGTTAAAAATCGTCGACGCGTACTTCATGCAGGTCGGTGGCGCCGGCGCCAGAGACGGTGGAGTTGCCAGACTTATAGATATCATATGCCCGCAAATTCCCACACCTGGGCAGTTATTAACGACTAGAGGACACGTACTGGCGCGATGTCCACTCGAGGGTAATGCGGTTCCGACTGGGGACGATTATAGATTTGATAAACAGACTAGGCTCATGACTCGTAAAACAAACTATTTTAACCCCATCTCGATCAAAAAGTTGAATTTTTCATTCTACGAGCTTGGTGCAGACGATGTCTACCAGGGACTTCAAAATACGCGTGAATGGACTATTACATTAGAAGTAACGACCATTGACGCAAAGGAAAAGCCTATAAACAAAGATCAACAAATGTTAGAGGTAATGCAGAGCTTGCTTGTAAAGATGGATTCATTGAACAAAAATGTGCGTCGCTTGCCTGATAAACCACCAGAACCACCAAAGGAGAAGTATTCTTTTGGATTACTTGTGTTAATTTTAGTAACCATTTTTGGGGGTTTCGTTTGGTCCGTGAATCGAGAATAATTTACTAACACAGATGTTGAACTGCCTGAGTAAATGAGAAATGAGAAATGAGAAAATTATTGATTACTTTTTCGCGGGTGTAGTCTTCTTGATAACAGTTTTCTTGGTCGCGGTCGCCTTGGTGGCCTTTGGCTTGGCAGCTGGTTCTGGGGTGGCCTTTTTAGCGACTGGCGCTTCATCCGCCTTATTACAGTTGCACATGCATGGTGGTCCTTCTGGACCAACGGGTCCCATTGGACCGGCTGGGCCACGACCACCTCCCCCTGGGCCATCGTCGGCCATCTTCAACAAGAGTTGGTAGAGGCGGGTCTTATCAAGTCTCGTGCGCTTAAGTTCTTCCTTAATTTCATCACGAATAGCTTCCATTGTATTATATATAAAAGAGAGATTATCTTTATACTAAATGATCATCATAGGTGGACATCTCAATAGTGGGATAGGTCAGCATGCATACAAATATACAAAGGTATTCGACAAATCCACATATCATCTTATAGGTACCGAAATTCCAGAGGGGGAGCACGGTCTTCTTTTCCTGTTACCGATCAAACCCCACCTGGATTATATACAGTATGCGAGGTCTCGAATTGAGAATTTGGCAATCATGACTGTATGCGAAACGGAGACTGTACATGAGGATTACGGTCTCATTATGAAAGAGACAAAGAGGGTCGCGGTTCCAAGTGAGTTTTGTAAAAGAGTTCTCTCTAGACAATTCCCAGATAACGAGTTTTACATTATTCATGCCCATATTCCACCGCCTTCAACACCATATACATTTTACCATATTGGGAATATAATGGACGATAGGAAAAATTTCCGGGGAATATTGGAGTCGTTTGTACGTCTAAATAAGCCGGACGCGAGACTAGTTGTCAAAGCGACCTGTAACTCGAATGTTGATATTAAACTTCCAAATGTTGAAGTTATTAACGGACTCATCTCGGATGAAGAAATGGATAAACTTCACAGCCGCTGTGACTGTTATGTGAGTTTTTCAAAGTCTGAAGGTGTTGGTATGGGACCGGTCGAGGCGGCGTTGCGGGACAAGCCTGTAATTATCACAAACTATGGTGGATCGCCGGAGTATGTGAAGACACCATATACAATTGACTGTGAACTTCAAGAGTTGGAGAAGGATGACTTCCTCTTCAAACGGGGGATGATTTGGGGTAAACCCAATCCCAGCCAACTCTTGGAATTCATGGAGGATGCATATACTAAGAAGCTTCGTTATATGGATCACACATACACAAAAAAATTAGTTAGTAAGGAGAACATCTTACAAGAGTTCATCCTGAATATAATTGGCACCGAGAACAACGAGTCCGATGACAATGGTTCCATTCATTAGGGAATCTTGTTGAGCGATCATAGTCATGACAATATCATCAATGACTTTGATACCGGTTGGCTTCTTCAAAATACGAGGAACAATAATGTTTATTGCGATGTAGAGCGCCATCGATATGATTACAGGTCTAAGAGTTTCCTGATCTAACATGTTGTTTACAGTACTATCGGATTTTAATTCCATCTAATTTGCTGAGAAGGTCACTCACATCCACTTTATCTCCGATTTTTGACGAGGTGACTTGGTGCTTGCGGCAGTAGTCACCACACACAGCCTTGAAGCGACAGGGCTTACCAGACATTGTCGTTGCACAGCAAATTTTATGCGATGTGCGCTGTTCAGGTACATTTTCTTTGGGTGGTGCGTCAAGGACGACAACCGAAGAATTCTTTCTTGTGTTTTCATGTTTTACATATGCCATTTTACATCTCCAAGTTGCATCCGCCAATCTGTAACACTTTTCATTTGGTTCGCCAAGACGGTACATTTTTACCGCATTGGCGAGGCAGGTAGACCATATAGAATCACGAATCACTTCCATTTTTAATTTGAATATTTCGATGTATGGAGACGACTTAGGTTATTAAAACAATATACATAATTCCAATCATCATAAACACTGCTGTACCAATGATGGTGAACATAATGGTTCTTAGGCTATGATCCTCGTTGTCCACGATTTCCATAATTTGTATTATAGTTTCAGTTTCGGGTATTACACGGTGATCGTTTACACCCAAAATAATGTGATTATTTGGTTGTACAAAAACCACATAATCATCCATGGAATGTTATGCCCTCTCTATTTTAAGCTTCTCCGCCAATTTCGGCTAAATATACGTCAACTTCACCAATAAAGTCTGGACACTTCTCAGAGGTTTTCTTAGTCACCATATCTTGAACATTGGTCACATGTTCCTTGAACTTCCTGACATCTATTCCCGTAGCATTGTGAATTTGTGAATCGGTAGCAAACTCCTTGAGGGCGTAGAGGTAAGCCGCGCCATAGTTAGCATGAAGTAATGCTATAACCGGAGACTCGTCCTGTTGGGCAGCCACGGCATAACGGGCTGATTGCCTCACAAGTTTTTCAATAGCTTTGTTGACACCCCTGGTCTTGTTTTTCATCATAAGATAAAGTATAAAAATTGTAGCTATCAGATAAAGATAAGCCATCTTCTATTTATAAGCATGAAAATAAAATGGAAATATGTGTGTTACTTCTGTCTGGCACCACTCGACCCATATTATACATCTGCGAGGGCTTGGCAACTTCACCTCTTTGATATGTACCTACGACAGACAAATCCGCCACTTGAACTTAATAATGGACACACCTTGAGGGGTTTACAAGTGTGTAAATGTTGTTATATGAATTCACCTATAAAATACAACCCACGAATGGATTCTCTCCGACAAATTGGGGCAATTAAGTTTGATAGGCCTAGAACATTATCTGTTACGAAAAATGAATTGAAAGCTTGGATTAAAAACTTTTACTTGATCATCGAAGAGAATAAACCTAAGTAAAGAATTGAGACGTTCAAAATTAAAGAAGGATGGGTGAGAGCATTCAAAAACTTACCCACATTGAACATGTCCTCAAGAGGGCCGATTCGTATGTCGGACCAGTAGACATGGGTTCCGAGTCTTATTGGATTCACCACAAAACTGACGCTAAATTCAAGAAGAAGAATGTTAACTATTCACCGGCTTTGCTCAAAATATTTGACGAAATTCTTGTCAATGCGATTGATCGGAACTCTGTACATCCGAAGAGTGTTACGAATATTTCGGTGAATATAGACAAGGAGGCTGGTACCGTTACCATCGAGAATAACGGACCTCTCGGTGGCATAGGTGTGCGTATGCATGAAAAAGAGGGTATTTGGAATCCTGAACTCACTTTTGGTCATCTTCTTACAAGTACGAATTACGACGATACAAAGAAGCGAATTGTCGGTGGCCGAAACGGGTACGGTGCAAAATTGACCAATATTTACTCATCGGAATTTTCAATTGTGATCAAAGACGGAGAGACAAAGCAGTGTTATACACAAAAATGGAACAACAATATGACGGTATGTCACCCACCAAAAATTAAGAAGCATTCTGCTTCAACTTCTTCAGTTTCAATTACTTTTATCCCCGATTGGAGAAGGTTTGGTATGAAGAATATGGATGCCGCAATCTATAAAATATTCGAGAAAAGGGTGTGGGATGCGAACATTTGTACAACATCCAATTGTAAGGTTAAGTTTCAAGGGGAAGCCCTCCCCAAAACTTCCTTTGAGGCGTATGCCAAGATGCATGAAGGCGTGACAAATGTATGTTCTGTGACAACCGATCGTTGGTCAGCGTGTATTGGTCCGTCAGAGAATGGACTCGAACAAGTGTCGTTTGTGAATGGTATATCTACAACGAAAGGTGGAACGCATGTGGATCATGTAGCATCTTACATTGCGTCGGGTATTATCGATGAGATGGCAAAGAAAATCAAGTTGAAACCTCAACAGGTGAAGAATACTTTCAACATCTTTGTGAAAGCAACCCTTGAGAATCCAACTTTCTCAAGTCAGGTGAAGTCGGAGTGTACCTCAAAGGTACAAGACTTTGGAAGTAAGTTCGAACCACCTAAAAACTTCGTGAAGAATGCCCTAAAGACGGGTATTCAAGATGAACTCACAGCGCTCTCAAAGTTTAAGGAGATGCGGGAACTCAAGAAGACTGATGGTGCTCGCAAGTCCAAAATTACCGGTATTCCCAAGTTGGACGACGCAAACAAGGCGGGTACGGCACAATCTGGAAAGTGTACTCTCATTGTCACAGAGGGTGATTCGGCAAAAACCCTCGCGGTTGCGGGTCTCTCCGTCGTTGGCCGAGATCACTTTGGTGTGTTTCCACTTCGCGGGAAGTGTAAGAATGTCCGCGACGCCTCGGTGGCACAGCTCACATCAAACCAGGAGTTCAACGACCTCAAGAAGATTTTGGGTCTTCAACAAGGCAAGGACTACCAAAATCTATCAGAACTTCGTTATGGCCGTCTTATGATTATGACAGATGCCGATAATGATGGGTCGCATATCAAGGGTCTGATTCTCAATATGATTCATTACTTTTGGCCATCGCTTCTTAAGCTGGGATTTGTCGTGTCTATGGTGACTCCAATCATCAAAGCATCTAAGGGTGGTCAATCAAAATCATTCTATACAGACTCCTCTTTCAGAGAATGGTATGGTAATGGACAACCTGGCTGGAAAATCAAATACTACAAGGGTCTTGGTACATCAACCTCTGTCGAGGCTCGAGAATATTTCAAGAAAATTCAGGATTTGACAGTAAAGTTTGACATGGATATTATGACGGATAGGTCTGTAGTTCTCGCCTTTGACAAGAAGAAGGCTGATGATAGAAAGTCCTGGCTTTTGGAGAGTACCGCAAAGAACCCCAAAGAGTTGGAAGTTCCCTATGGGTCTATCAAAAACCTGAGTATTACCCACTTTGTCCAGAAAGACCTGGTCAATTTCAGTCTGGCTGACCTGAAGCGCTCCATTGCTCATATGGCAGATGGTCTCAAACCTTCACAAAGAAAAGTAATGTACGCTTGCTTTCATAAGAATCTCAGAGATGAAATGAAAGTGGCACAATTGGCTGCGTATGTCGCGGAAAAGTCTGCGTATCACCACGGAGAGGTATCCCTCGCGGATACGATTGTCAAATTGGCAAATGATTATACCGGTTCAAATAATATCAATCTTCTTGAACCATGTGGTCAGTTTGGTACTCGTCTTATGGGTGGCAAAGATGCGTCACAAACGAGGTATATTTTCACAAGATTGACCAAAGAGGCTCGTAAAATCTTTGATCCACGGGATGATCCCATACTTAATTACCTCGATGACGATGGGAGATCTATTGAACCAGACTTCTATATGCCAACTCTCCCAATGGTGCTTATAAACGGCACAGAAGGTATCGGTACGGGTTTTAGTTGCTATGTCCCACCATTTAACCCCAAGGATATCAAGGAGAATATCCAGAGAGCCTTAAATGGGAGTTCATTCAAGGAGATGAGCCCATGGTTCCGAGGTTTTAAGGGTAAGATTTTCAGGGAAGACGGCACTTGGATCACTGAGGGTGTGTGGAGAGATACAGGGTCTCGACTCAAAATTACGGAACTTCCGCCCGGTCGCTGGACACAGGATTACAAAGAATACCTGGAAACCCTTGTAGATAAGAAGATCATCTCAAGTTACACAAATAATTCAACAACGGAAGATGTTGATTTTGAAATTATGGGATACTCTGGTAAAGACATTTTAAAAGATCTCAAGTTGAGAAAGAGTTTCCATACCTCAAATATGCATCTTTTTCATCCAGTCAAGGGTATATACAAGTACTCAAGTCCTGAAGAAATCCTAAAGGACTTTGTGGATCTCCGTCTTGAACACTACAAGAAGAGAAGAGACCATCTTATCAAGGTACTTGAAGTTAGGTCAAAGATGTGTGGGTACAAATCAAAGTTTGTGACGATGGTTATCGAGGGACAGATCATTGTATTCAAGAGAAAGAAAGATGACCTTGAGAGACAATTGGGTGGAATATTTCCTAAAATCAATGGCACATACGACTATCTTCTCAACATCAAGACTGTCCAATATACTGAAGAATGTGTAAGAGAACTTATTAGAGAATCAAAACAGGCGAGAGACGAACTTGAAGTTATGAAGGGTACTTCACACACTGACATGTGGAAAATGGATATTAAAAATATGTAAGCAATAGTAGGTATGGGTGAAGCTGCGAAAATATCGCTCAACGCTATCGGGAAGCAAGACACCCACTTGCTTTCTAAAGATCCAGACGAGTCATTCTTTAATTATACCACCGATCGGAGACACTCCGACTTTAGAAAGTATCACAGAAGTAGAAATGTTGTAAAACCCGGAAATGCGAAAGCTACATGGCCATTTGGTGAGACAATCAAGGTACAATTCAATCCAATGAATATGGGAGACTTCTTGAGTAATATGTATTTGAGTCTAACCCTACCGGGTATAAGCGATGGAAATTACGCGGATCAGGTGGGGAGACACATTCTAAAGAGTATTACAATGTTTGTGGATGATATTGAAATTGAGAAAATACATGATGACTGGGGTATTATCTACGATGATCTTTATTTGGAAGTATCGGAAAAGGTAGCGAATAGATTTCTTGTAAATAGAAACATTGGTTTTGACGGCTCTCCTACGAGTACAGGTGTTGCGCAATATGACGCAGATTTGATGATACCCATTCACTTCTTTTTTTCAAGGAAATTTGCGAGTGATGAATATGACACAAATAAACCAAATAGACCATACTTTCCGGTGTGTTCAATTTTTAGACAGAAGATTGAGTTCGAACTTGAGTTCCACAAACAAACATTCTTCACAAATACAAGTCAGACGTTGACACTCCCATCTTTCAATGTTATCACTGAAGAAATCACAGTCAGTCCCGACGAGAGAAACTTCTTGACAAGACAACGGAAGGTGATGATCACTGATCTTGTGAGAAAACACCCGGTGGCGATCAGTGAACTTAACGAGGATATTATAAAGAACAATTTAGTTCCCAATATCCCCGTGAAATGCATTCATTGGTTTATTAGAAATACTATTTTTGAAAATGAAGACGACGCGGAGGGTAGTGGTTCGGGTGGCGAGTTTCTATATGAAAACCGGTTCAACTTTTCAGCTACTTTGGACTTCCAGGGTGAAAATACAACCCTGTATCCATTAATGAAAGAAGCGAGCTTTTATATAAATGGGAATAGACTACCAGAAGTTACAAAAACAAATCATGAATATTACAAATTTTTAATCCCGTACCAAAAACGACTATCGAGACCTATTAGAAATATTTACACATATAGCTTCTCGTTAAATCCGGTTAATGTGGAACCATCGGGAAACTTGGATTTTAGTCAGATCCAATCAGAAAAGACTAACATTGAAGTAAAACTGGATACGGATTCTGGTATAGACACCTCTACCGAAACCTTTTCCTTGAATATGTATTATACCGGATATCAAACTTTCGTATTTGACAAAGGTTTTATGTCAATTGCTTATTAAAAAGTTTTTCTCTGTTTTCAGAGATATAGTCGATGACATTATTCTTGATACACCATTTGATGAAATTTAATTGCGCTAGAGTTGTATGAATTTCATGAGATGTCCCGGGAACCGTATAAGGAAACTTTTGAGACCGACAAAATGGATCAAAGAGCTGTTTGCTGTATCCATTGAGACTTGATTTATATGCGCAATGAACTGTGAATAACTTTCCATCGCCCGTTTGATAAGAAGTATGATTCTTCTTTGCGTAGTTGGTGATAAACCATTCCAAATTTCGGAGAGAAATACCGCTTGATTTATCTAATATCGTCAGGAGTATAGATTTATTCTTTTCGTTGTCATAAAAGTGGTTGATAGATGTTAGTAGAATATCGTTTTTGCTCATTGTTATACTAGACCCTCAAATCTATAAGCTCCTTTGAAACTTCACAAGCCGGACAGCCTTTCACAAACATCTGCTCTGGACCATGGTTATGTAAATTTGAACTCGACAACACACGATGACATATTTTTTCACCTTGGACTTTGTGCATGCCACAATATCCATTGTGAATTGCTTTGTTGGTACACCGGGTACCATTTCGTTTTGTCCCTTTACAGGTTGTACTCACAAATGAAGTGGGAATATCTTTCAGTAATTGTTCGA